CCGCCCGGATCGACCTGCAGCCCCTGTCGACCGTCAGCATCCAGATCCGCGACGGAAGGATCTTCAAATACCGATTCGGCAGCCAACTCTACGACCCGGCTGAGGTGTGGCACGAGAAGCAGTACACCGTCAGCGGCTTGCATGTGGGCCTATCCCCAGTGGCGTATGCGTCGTGGACGATCGGGGAGTACCTGAGCATCCAGGATTTCGCGCTCGGCTGGTTCGGTGGTGGTGGGATTCCCTCAGGGATCCTGACCAACAAGGCCATGAAAACGATCCCGCCCGGGGAAGCCGACATGGTCAAGAAGCGGTTCAAGACGGCCGTTGCCGACCGGGACCTCTTCGTGACGGGTGGCGACTGGGAATATTCGATGGCGCAGGCCGAGCAGACGGGGACGGCGTGGCTGGAGGCGAGAAGCTACGACGACAACGCGGCCGCTCGCTACTTCAACGTTCCGAGTGACCTGATTGACGCGGCGGTTCAAGCGGGCTCGAGCCTGACGTACGCGAACATCATCAGTCGGAACTTGCAGCTGTTGATCATGAACTTGAACCCGGCGTTGCGGCGTCGTGAGGCGGCCCTGTCGAAGCTGCTCCCCCAACCTCGCTATGTGAAGTTCAATCGGGGTGCGCTGCTGGAGATGGATCCGGAGACCCGCGCGGCGGTGTTGAAGACCCAGATCGAGTCGCGGCAGGTCGCCCCCAGCGAAGCGCGGGAGCTTGAGAACCGCCCGCCGTACACCCCGGAGCAGCTCGCCGAGTTCGACCGGTTCTGGCCACCGAAGAGTCCGGCGCCGACCCCCAGCGTGGCGGGCTGACCGATGCCGTGGCACATCGAAAAAGGTGGCGGTACGTGCGGGCCGGATGAATACGCCGTCATCAAGGATTCGGATGGGTCAACCGCCGGCTGCCATGACACCAGGACGGAAGCTGAGGCGCAGCTGGCTGCGCTGTACGCCAATGAGCCAGGAGCGAAGCAGATGAGCACCGACTGTGGCTGCGAGCAGCTCGACCAGGCCGCCCATGAGACCCGTGCGGTCGACAACTCCGCATGGGATGGCTCGGCGGCCATGTCGAAGTGCGCAAGTTCCGACACGCCAGCAGCCTGCTACGGATCGATCTGCGCCGGCCGCAAGAGCGGCGACCCGTCGCTGCAATCGTCCTGGGCGCTGCCGCATCACAAGACCGCCGGGGGTCCACCCAACGCCGCCGGGGTCCGCAACAGCCTGTCGCGGTTGCCGCAGACGCAGGGGCTCACCAACAAGGCGGCAGCCCAAAAGCATCTGGACGCGCACATGAGCGCGATCCAGTCGCAGTCGAACGCCGCGATCCCCCAGGAGGTCCGGGAACGCCGCGCCACGGCAGCCACACGGCAGCCAACGCTGGTCCCCGCCGGCGCGGCACGGTCGGTCGGCTTCCCGAGCGCGTTCCAGATCCGGAAGGTCGAACGCAACGGCAAGCAGATGTACCATCTGCACGGCACCGCCACCGCCTACGAGCAGCTCTACGAGATGTGGGATGCGTTCGGCCCCTACAAGGAAGGCGTCCGCCAACGCGCCGGCGCCGCCTCGCTTGCCAAGCCCCCCGACGTGGCGTTCCTCGTCAACCACAAGGGCATCACGATGGCCCGCACCACCAACAGCACATTGGAGCTCGCCGAAGTCGACACGGGCCTTGACTATGACGCGTGGGTCAACGCCGACCGGCAGGACGTGCGGGATCTCGCATCCGCCATCGACGATGGCCTGATCAACGAGTCGTCGTTCGCGTTCATGATCAACCACGGCTCGTGGAACGACGACTTCACCGAGTATTGGATCGAGGAGTACGACATCGACCGCGGCGACGTGAGCGCCGTCAACTACGGCGCGAATCCCTACACCAGCGTTGCCGCACGCGCCCGGGAGATCCTCGACGACCTTGACCGGCTCCCCGCTGGCGCGCAACGCGCCGCGCTGGAGCGGCTCTCCCACCGCCCTGACCTCGCCGTCCATCTTGGCCCTGCCGGCAGTCAGACCGGCGCCCAGGTTCCAGCCAAGCAGGGGCGGTCCACGTTCATCATCCGGCGCCTGCTCGAGATGGCGGAAGAGGACTAGCAGGCACCACAACTCGCCAACGCACACGGCCCGGCAGTCAGACCGGGCGTGGTTCCGAGCATGCAAGCCGGCAGTCAGACCGGCAGCCACCCGGAACGTGCCAGCGGCATCCCTACAGGCCCACCCGGCGGGTGGGTTCTGCCCTGACACGCCGAAAGGACATGCCCGATGGCAACCATCGACGAGCTCATCGCCTCGATCGAGGTCGAGCTCGAAGCCGCGACCAAGCGGCGCGACAAGTCAGCCGCGGAGGTGAAGGCGATCCTGGCGGTCGCCAGCCAGGAAGGCCGCTCCAACCTCACCGAGGAGGAGGACGACCGGGTCAAGCTGCTCTTCCAGTCCCGCGACCAGGCCAAGGAGGACATGGCCGGGATCCAGGGCAAGCTCGCCAACGCCCAGCGGGTCAAGGCCGAGGAGGCCGAGGTCCTACGGGAGGCGAAGGAGTCCAAGCCGACCCCCGCCGCCCAGCGGGTGCCGAAGAAGTACGACGAGCTCGCCCGCGTCGGCATCGAGGAGCGCACCTACCACGCCGGCTGGGACCGCAAGGGCGGCATGTTCCTCCGCGATGTCGCCCGCCAGTTCCTCTACAACGACGTGCAGGCCGCAGAGCGGCTTGCCCGCCACATGCACGAGGAACGGGTCGAGCGGGCCCAGTACGTTCAGCGTGCCGTCGGCGACTCGACCACCGCGAACTACTCGGGCCTGGTCGTCCCGCAGTACCTGACCGACATGTACGCCCCGGCGATCGCCAACCTGCGGCCGTTCGCCGACATCTGCAACCAGCACGACCTGCCACCCGATGGCATGAGCGTGAACATCAGCCGGATCACCACCCCGAGCACCGCGAGCCTGCAGACCACCGAGCTGACGGCCGTGGCGACCGGCGCCGACCCAGGCTTCGACGACACGCTGCTCACCGAGAACGTGCAGACCGCCGCCGGGCAGCAGACCCTGTCCCGCCAGGCGATCGACCGGGGCACCGGCGTTGAGGGGATCGTCATGGACGACCTCTTCCGCCGCTACGCCACCACGCTGGATGCAACCCTGATCGTGCAGGCGACCACCGGCCTGTCGGCGGTGGCGACCTCGACCGCGTTCACGACCGCCGCGCCCGAGTTCATGTCGACCACCGCCGCGAACTCGCTGTACGGCAAGATCCAGTCGGCCTCAGCTGGGGTCGAGACCGCGTTGCTGGCCTACGGGCAGCCGACGCACGCGGTGATGCACTCGCGGCGCTGGTACTGGATCCAGTCGAAGGTCGCCTCGGTGTGGCCGGGCATCACCCAGCCGAGCATCCCCGTCCAGGCCGGTGGCACGAGCACCCTCTCCGGGTACAACCAGGGCGCCCGGGGAATCCTGCCGAACGGCCTGCAGGTCATCGTCGACAACAACATCTCCACCGCCAACGGCACCGCGACCAACGAGGACGAGATCTACATCGTCCCCGCCAGCGAGTGCCACCTGTGGGAGGACCCGCAGGCGCCCGTGTTCATCCGCGCGGAGCAAGCCAAGGCCGCATCCTTGGGGGTTCTGCTGGTCCTGTATGGCTACTTCGCCTACTCGTTCCGTCGCTACGCGAACGGCATGGGCAAGATCAACGGAACCGGCTTGACCGTTCCGACCTTCTAGACCGGGAGGTTCTCGGGGATGCGGCTGCTGCGTTCCTGGCCAGCCCGCATCCCCGAGGGCCGCAACTATGTCGTCGACTCGATCGAGCGGCTCATCATCGACAATCATCACTACGGACCCCTGGCCACCATCGACGACGACATCCTGTTGCTCGAATGGGATGTCGCCGTCGGCCAAGAAGACCTCCGCCACTTCGCCGACCACGCCCGCCAAGATCCCAACCGAGTACTGGTCGCCCCATACCGGATCTACGCGGACACCTACGGCCTTCCCGCCGACATCTGGGCACACCGCCATTGGGATGGGACCGGGTCGGGAACGGTCATCCCGACCGGTGCCACGCCAATCTCCACGGGCGATCCGATCTGCAACCTGTTCGGCCTTGGCATGGTGTGGCTGCCCCGCGATTTGCACCACCGGTTCGCAGCCGTGGCCTGGGCAAGCCATTTCGGGGACAAGGAATTCTCGATGTGGCACTACGAACGGGTCGCCAAGGACGTGCCGGTCTGCTGGGACGTCCGTCCGGTGCATCTGAACTACCTGATCCCTGATCTCCAGGAGGAACACCGTGGCTGACGAACTCCCGCCCCAGCAGGCCAACCAGATCCGCCAGCTCCTCAACGAGCGCGCCAACGCCGATACCTACGGGCAGACGACCAGGGTGGAAGCGGTCGACAAGCAGCTCGCCGAACTTGGCTACAAGACCCAGAAGCAGGCGGAGCGGGCGGCATCCGCAGCCGAGGGTCGCGCGGCCACCACAGTGGAGAGCGGCGCAAGCGCGGAGCCCAAGGGCCGCGCGACCCGTCAGCAGCAGCAGACCACGGCCGAAAGTGGCAAGCAGTAGATGCACGCAGAGGCGCGAGCGTGGGTCGCCCGGTTCGCCACCGCCGAGCCGCTGACAGTGCTCGCGCTCGGCGACCGGGACATCAACGGGACCTGCCGGCCGCTGTTTCCCGCCGCTACCTACACCGGCCTGGACATCGCCCCGGGCCCGGGTGTGGACATCGTCGCGGACGCCGCAGCGTGGGATTCGGACGGTCGCCGTTGGGACCTCGTCCTGGCGACCGAACTGTTCGAGCACACCCCGGCATGGCCGGCGATCTGCCGGACCGCCTGGAGGGCGTTGGAGGCGGGCGGCCGGTTCATCGTGACCACCGCCGCGCCAGGCCGCTTCCCGCACTCCGGGGTCGATGGC